TCTCTAATTTTTTCTTTGTTGTTTTCGTAGTATTCCTCGTAGCGTTTTTTTGCCTTTTCTTTATTTTCTTCCTTTAAATAATAAGATTTATTATATTTACTAATGCATTCTTTGCATATATGTCTGTAGTAAATTTTCCCATTTGTTGTAATTTTGTTAAATTGATTAATATTCTTTTCTTCATTACATTTTTTGCATTGCATTGTTCTCATAATATACCTCCAATACAATTATATCACATTATCAATTTTTAATCAAAAATAAAGTCATTTTTTTGAAACTTTTTTAAATTTTTTTGAAAAGAAAAAATCGGCTAAAATCGTGTTTTTTTGCATTTTTTTTAATAAAAAAGACCTATTTTTTATTAAGGTCATTCTCTATTAACTTTGCAATAAAAGTCGAAATTTTATAGCAATTTTCATCACAATATTTTTTTAACTTTTCAAGTAAATCTTCTTTAATAGTAATTGTCATTTTTTTAGTTTTCATTTGTTACCTCCAAATTTCTTTCAAATTCTTCCCAAGATTTGCTAAATGTATGATTAGCAAAAGCCTCTTTTAATCCACTAACTTGCTTTAGGCGAATTACTTCATCAAGTTCCATACCTAAATGCTCACAGATTTGTTGGTCTCCCCAACCCTCATTTAATAATTTTATAACTATATTACTCATATCAGGAATTTGATGCGTCCCTCTTGCTCTATTAAATTGAATTGTAGCACTCATTTGCATTTTAATATCATAATCTAATACAACTATTGGAACTTCTTTTAAGCCTAATCTTGTTTTAGAAACTAAATATCTATGAAATCCATCAATTATTATATATTTGTCATTTTCTTCATCGTAAATTGTTGCTATTGGGAAACAAAACCCATTATCTTCAATAGACTTTTGTAACAAGTCCATTTCGGGTTTAGCGACCTTATTTGGATTCCAATTATTAGCAGTTAACTTTTCAATTGGCACTAATTTGCATTCTAGTGCTTTCATTTTTATTTCTTTCATTTAATAATTCCTCCTTCACAGTTCTTAATGATTTATCAGTACTCTGAGTAGTTTCGTTTAACAAATTATCCCATTTACTTATCATTTTTTTTAATTTTTCAAAATCACTTTTATTTTCGGCAAATGATAATCTTTTCATATAAAAATCATTTCTTTCTATTGCCCTTGCAATTCTTCGCCAAGAAATAACTTTTTTCATACTTTCTTCTTTTTTATTGGCTTCATCTGGAATATCCTTTAAATCTATTCCTTCTTTATCTTTATACCATTTTATAAATTTTTTTATTTTTCCATAATAATGTAATTCTAAATCTTTATTATACATTCCAAGACTTTCTAACAAATAAATTGAATACTGTTGCCAACTCATAAATTTAGGTTTCATTGAGGTTATGTTTCCTAAAGCAGATGTTTTGCAATAAATATTCCCAAAATTTACTCCATTTACTCTATTTAATACTTTTTCCCAAGTTTTGCTTTCTAAAGCTTTAAATTGGTCTAATCCATTTCTTTGATCATCGCCATAGGGCTGACATAATCTTTGCTCGTGAATTGATAAACCATTTTTATACATCAATTCATAAATATTATTCATATCTAAATCAAATTTAGCAGTTGCCCCCCAATCATCCTCGGTTCTCCAGTCATACATTGGGTAAAACGAATACATATTATCTCCAACTTTAGTAGTCCAATGATAATTTTTATATTCTACCTTATTTGGCATTAAAGCAATAGTTCTAAAACGATTTATACTCTCATCGCTTCTAATTCCAACTCCAACAAAACATAATCCTCCGTGAGATTCTTGATACCATTTTTGAAATCTAGGAACAAACTCTTCAAATTCACAAGGCTTATCATAAAAAGGAAATGGATTATTAGATAAATTTATGCTATCTTTAGGCAACTTTCTAACCCAAATATCTTCATCATCAGGGTTCCAGCAAATCCATTTTGGTTGTAATACTGACACTGCATTTCTTAAATACATTGGCAATGCTATATGATAAAATGTTCTAACATTACTTAACTTTTTCAATCTATAAATGTAATCAATAGTTGCTTTATATTGAGCTTCAAAATCTATATACATCACATCATATTTTTTATTCATTTTCTTGGCAACAATATTTGCTAATTGAACCATTATTCCACTATCTTTACCACCACTAACTGAAAATATTACATTGTCAGCATTTTTAAATATTTCTTCAATTCTTTCAAAGAAAGCAGTAAGAACATCTTTTTCTAAATAGACCTTAGCCATTTTAAATCACCTTCTATCATTTTCTCTTTAATTAAATTTTCCAAAGTACATTTTTTGTCTATATTTTCTAAAATTAATTTATTTATACCTAAGTCAGTTTGCTCTGTTCTATCTTGGCATAATCAAAATTAATGCTTGAATAAACTATCTCGTTGCAAAATTGTAAATTTAAAGAATAAGAACCAACTCCATAAGTCATTAATAATGGCTTATTATCATTTTTAAATCTTTCTATCACTTCCTTTCGATTTTTAATTGTTCCTGTAATCATATAGCAATCACATTTTGAATTTATATACTCTATTTCTTTTATAAAATTGCAGTAAACAATTATTCGTTTTCCTTTTATATATTTAATTACTTCATCGTTTTTTTTGCTATAATTACTTGCAATTACATTTAATGATGTCAGCATATTTATAATTGTTTCTGATGACCTTTTTTCAATATATTCATTTAGCCTTTTTTCTTTTTCTTCATAATAATAATTTTCATCATCATATTGTATATATTTATAATTTACATATTCTTCTTGATTAAATTTCAAATTGCATTCATAAATATATGGTTTAATCATATCATTTAATAATTTAGCATTTACTTCGCTGAATTTATAAAATATATTTTCTTTTTGCCCACGTTTTTTATATGTTATTTTTTTAAAAAATGTATTGAGAAATTCTTCTCTATTCATTTTTATAATTAATGGGCTTAAAAATTGCATTTGATTATATATATCCCATTCATTTTTTGTTATAGGTGTTCCATTCAAAATCAAAGCATATTCACATTTGTTACGAATGTTGCATAAACGTTTGAATCTTTTTGTCTCTTCATTTTTAATAAATATACTTTCATCTGCTATTATAAAACATTTTTTACTTTCCATTTTTTGTAATAATTCCAAATATTTTATATTACTTGACGAAATTGTTTCATAACCAATTATTACATATTCACAATTTAAACCCCATTTTTCAATTTCTTCTTTAATATTATTTTTTGTTGAAAAAGGTGTAACATAAACAAGCAAATCAATATTATTGTAATTAACTAATTCAATTGCTACTCTAGTTTTTCCAGTACCCATTTGCATAAATAATGCTCCAACTTTTAATTTTGAAAACTTTTCTATAGCTTCAATTTGATTGTTATCCATTTATATCAACTACATATATTTTATCTTCATAAAAAGGTTCAATAAATATTGCTTCAAACTTATCATTTTTTAATTCTGCTTTTTGCTCTTTTCTAATAATTTTTTGGATGTATCCTTCATCATCAATATAAATATATTTCCAAAAATAAATTGCTTCATTTCCTTTTATAATATAATTTAATTCAAAACAATTATTATTAAATTGCTTAGTTAAATATTTATTCATTTTTTAAAGCCTCCTCTATTTCTATTTCTTTTTCTACTTTTTCAGGTTCTTCTACTATTAAATAAGAACTATCATCTTTTGCTCTAGTACAATCTTTCATGCAACCAAATGCTTCTTCAAATTCTTCAACACTAATTTCTATTTCATTAATTACTTCAAATTTATTCCATTTACCATTCCCAAATTTTTTTAATTTGAATTTAAAATCATCAGTATATCCAATGCTCCTTGCATAACTATTTGATCCATATCTTACTAATTTGCTTGGATGCCAAAATTTGTATCCAGCATATTTTGATTTATTTGGCATTTTAATTAAGGTTGCCTTACCTGTTTCATTTTCTATATTTTGTAAATTAATTTCTATATTTTTCCACATTTTATTTCCTCCTTAATCAATTCCCATTTTTGCAAAATATTCTCTTGAAGTATAATAATTATTGTTATTAAACACAACTTTTTTAAATAAATTTTCTTTGTGATTATTATCATTTAATTTTATAAATCCCTCTGTTTCATATTTATAAATGTTTTTATATTCTTTTGTTCTTCTCATTTTTGCATTTGTCTCAACAATTTTAGTAAATTTAAATATTGTAGGTTCTTGAATATCAAATTGTTCTCTTATATATTCAACCATTTCCTCATAAGTCCCTTTTTTTTCTAAATTAATTTCTTTCATTTTCTTTTCCTTCTTTCTTTAACTATATTAATTGTAACATATTTATATTTATTTGTCAATACTTTTATTTACTTTTTTAATAAAAATAAAAAAGAGCATTTTTTGCTCTTTAATATTAAATTGGAGGTAGAGGCGAGATTTGAACTCACGATAGTGGTGTTGCAGACCACCTCCTTAGCCACTTGGATACTCTACCATCAAAAGAGAATTAATCTCTTTTTGGAATTGTAGTATAATATTTATAAACCTTGCCATCCTCTGCGTCTTCATCTAAAATGAATAGTTTAGTATATTCAACATATTTGTCTAAATCTTCATCAAATAATTCTTTAAAATCAT